TGTTGTTGAGCGGCAGCACCTGCGTTGTTGATGTGCTGACCTTCGACAGTGAAACTGTCGGCTGCAAATGCAGTACCTGTGATGGCCAAAGCCAAGATTGCGAAGATTTTCTTCATTTAGTTTTTTCCTTTTAAAAGTAGAATGACGCGAGTCAATCTGTATTATATATGCGTGTTTGTACTAAGTCAACACAAAATCAACCTCAAAATAACCAATTTGATCAGGTAACTGGGTAGATTACCGGAATCGGCGCTATTTCTGGGCCGCTGGGTATTTGATTGGTATTGTATAAACCGGCCGTGCTCAATCTTGCATTGTTACGACCTTCACGCATGGCACCCACGATGGCTTGCCCACCCAGGGTTGTGGTGTCAGCGATGTTTTCCAAAAACTCAGCCGCATCGCCCGAGGCTGTGAGTAGTCCGTAATAAGGCAAGTTTTGTACAAATGAGTATACACTATTCTTATCACCGGGTTGCAAGAGGAAATAGTCAATGCCGGCTTGGTCAGTATACTTGGCACTCAGGTTCATTAGATTGGCCATATAAGTCCAGGCGGTGTTCAGCGTGGTCACATTGGGATTGGCACTGAGTGCGGCAATGGCATTGTTGGCATTGGTGATTTGTGTTTGTACTCCCGCATTATTGATAGCCGACAAGATGTTTACGTATGCTGTGTTTAGAGTAGCAAGACTACCAGCACCTTGTAAACTATTAATTGCAGAGGTGGCAGTATTTAACTGTGCGGCAAAGTTGTTGCTGTCAAGTGCCAGTCCTAGAATATCATATGTGGTAATGGTACCATCCGGCCCAGTACCTGTGGCCATTGTGTTTGAGACGTAATCAGTAACTGATGTGTCTACTGGTGTGGTCTGTGCCTGTATCAATGGCAAGTCAGCCATGGTACTGAGTCCGCCTAGTGTGGTAGGTGTCCAGTAGGCAGTATTATTGATGTCTGTACCAGCAGGTACATCTGTTGTGGCGCGATAGTAAGTGGGCACAGGAGACCCATAACCAACCACATCATTGGCCAGATATGGCTGTGTAACCATCCAAGGATTGTCAACATTGCCTAACACCGTGTCAGCCAGGCGAGGCAGTGTGGTATTGGGTGCGTTGTTGATTTGCTGGAAGGCCACTTGAATGGCCTTGTTGGCAGTGGCCTGTGCTGGCGGAATAATCTTGCCCAGTTCATCACAACCTGACGCTGTGGGCAAGTAACTGTTGACTATGGGAGTGATATTGGAATTCACTGCACCAGTTGAATTAAAAATAGGCACAGCACCATCGGGACTGGGAGTTTGTAATGATGCGTAACTCAATGGAAACATGATCACGGGATTCAACAGGTCATCAAGACTGTCAACGCCCGGAGTGGTCACTCCCAAGATGTCCAGGATCTGAGCCAGCGCATCTCCTGAGATCATGGTGGTGGCATTGTATGCCAACAACTGTAGTTTGTCAAATTCATTTTGTGTGAGACCTGTGGGGTTGTTTAGTCCCACTCGATTGTCATTTACCAAGTTGGCAATGTCAGCCGACGACAGTCCCATGCTAATCAAGGCATTTTGTAAATCAGGAACAGTGCGGCCTCGAATACCAGCCACGGCAGATATTTGTTGTATGAGTCCAGCCGGTGTGCCATACAAATCTAACTTGCTCATGTTCCACAAGTTACCTTGGTTGGCCAAGTCAATTCCAAAACTGGGCAAGTCAGTACTCATGCTGGCTATGTTGCCTGTTACCAAATCGTCCATGTTGGTAAACAAGGGTCCAAGATATTGATTGGCATTGACCGCGCTGTTGATATACTGATTGGTGCTGGTAATGTACCCTTGCATGGCCACAAATCCTTGACTGAACTCGCCAGCATCACCATTGCCGAGATAGGCCGCACATGTTTGTTCTATCAGATTTGAAAATCCCGAAGGGTCAAGAGTACTGCCATCTACTGCGCCAAGATAGTTGACGAGATATTCACTGTTCAAGTATGGATAGGTTCCTACAGGACTGGCAGGAATACTATTGCCCAGAGCTGGACACACTGTGGAGCCAATACTCAACAAACTGGTCAGTGTAGATTGTGTGGCAAAACTCTGTGCTTTGTAAAAACTCACTGCCGCAAGAAAATTACTGATCACTGTGGTGGCATTGAAAGACTGAATGGCTGTGGCCAAGGCAGCCGGAAATGGTCGTAGTCCTTGATTTTGCAACAAGGACACAGCGGCGGTCAGTTGTAGAGGACTAAGAATACTGGGCATTATCCTGCCCTTACATCAGCACTGCCACCAGCACGGGCATGTCCACAAGTGTCTGAACATCCAGTTGTTACTATAGGTATACCACCTGCACGAACTGTGCCATTGCCACCTGTGGTACTAGCCGCGGCATGTGGTGGATGTGGTCTTCCCCAAGGTGCATGAGCACTCACAGGATTTCCATTTACAGTAACAGGGCTACCATTCACACGCACAGAGGCAACACCGCCAGAGACTGTACCCCCTGCACCGTTCGCATCACCATCTCGCTGTACTGCTGGCATTTTATCCCAATATAAGTTTTTTGTCCGGAACTTTGATGCCTGTGGTTGCTTCAATGTATTTCATTTTGACAGCGTCTTCAGCATAGGCATAAAGTGATATGCTGTTGATATTTAGTTGTATTTCTCGCTTGATATCTGCGGTAAACATTGAGGGCACAAGACCCATGCCCTGTGGCCCTGGGGCCACGCTCACAGGGTCGCTGATTGTGATCCATTCTGTGCCGGGTTTTTCAACACGAGCGATCAACTCTTCTCCGGAGTTGAGTTTGAAGGTGTACACTTGGTTTTGATCAAATTGCATTTTAAACTTTCTGTATAACGAGTTGGTAGTTAATCATTTTAACTTCTATGTGCTTTTGAAACATGTTCACAAAAGCATCTATAGACATTTTGGGACGGTCCAATGAGTCTGTGGCTGCCATCCAAAGATAGTCATCAAAGATCATGTATCCGTTCTTTTTCAACAACCCAAATGCCATCACAGCATCTGCCAGTACAGCATCTGCGCTGTGACTTCCGTCAATGTAGATAAAATCAAATTGTTTGTTTTCTGTTATGAGTTCAGCCAAGGCATAAAAACTCAAGGTTGGCATGAGACGGATTGTTTGATCAGGCGTTCGGGCCAAATCAGTGTTGTGGCGAAACACTTGCTCAATCAAGTTTGGCGGAGGTGGTTGATCATTCTTAAAAGCACTGAGAGGGTCATTTGCAAAAGGATCTATGCAGGTGATCGTGCCATCTTCGGTCAGTAAGTTTTCCAACATCCAACAGGTACTACGACCTTCGTGACAACCAATCTCCAGTATTGATGCTGGAAGTGAATCCATTTGTTCTTTGGTATATTCAAAATTTAATAGGCCGTTTGAGAACCAATCAGCAGTGAAAAATTTGTTGGTATTGAAATCTGGTATTTGTTTTTTCAGCCAGTCTAGTGTTACATCGCTGGCGTTAAACAAGTCTTTGTCTGAGTTCATTGAACCCTCCCACATGAGCATCATCTAAAAAGATTTGCGGTAGTGTGCGAGCGGTTGGTACTGCTTCTAATAGTTGTTCTCGGGTCCAGTCTTTGGACACATTTCGTTCTTCATATTCAATGCCTCGGCTTTCAAGCAGTGCTTTGGCTTGAACACAATAAGGGCACTGGTCTTTTGACCATACAATTGCTTTCATATTTTCTCCTTGTTATAGTTCAGGTAATTCTTCGTAATCAATTGAGTCACTCATGACGCCAATAACATAGTTAGTTGACTCGTTCTCTTGCAGTGCAGTTTGTTTCTTGCTGGTATCCACGTGCTTGGTGAACCAAGGAATAGGTGTTGAACGTGGATGGTCTTCAGTATACTTGATGCCAATCTCTTTGAGTGCATTGAATGCTGTGAAGTCCACAAAGTCTTTGAGAATCTGTGCGTTGAGTCCAATCACAGGACCTTTCTGGAACAAGTAGTCAGCCCAGGCTTTTTCTTCACGGATCACGTCAAGATACATTTGATACACTTCTGCTTCGCATTCTGCTTTGGCGGCGGCAAAACGTGTGTCCTCTTTGACCACTTGATTGATCAACCAGCCGGTCCACTCTTTGTGTAGCATTTCATCCTGCAATATCAACTGAATGATGTTGCCATTACCAATAAAGATCTTGTTCTCTACCATGGCTAGTGAGGTGGCAAATGATACCATGAAGCGGAATGCTTCTAGTGCATAACTTGCGTTGAGTGCCAGCCAGATGGCCTTGATATGTTCGCGTTCAGCAAACTCTTCTAACAACTCTTTACGGCAATTGATCATGTGTAGTCGATCATAGTAGTTGCCAACACTTGATGCCATATTCACAATCTCTTCGGTATCATGGATTGTGTTGAACACATCCTTGGGCACATTGTAGATGTTGCGAATGATGTGGCTATAACTGCGTGAGTGAATGTTTGTTTCAAAGAAGGTCCAGTTGTACACAAGACTTTCCAGTTCAGGTATTGACACCACAGGTGTAAAGATTTGACTGGGGCCACGTCCTTGCAAACTGTCCAATGCGGTTTGGCGTAGCAGGTTGCTTGTGAAGATATGCTTGACAGTGTCACTAGCATCTTTAAAATCTTGTGCATCCTTGGTCAAAGAGATTTCTTCTGGTACCCAAAAGAATCCACGTGCTTCTTGTTCGTACTTGACCAGTTTGTTGTATTTGACTTCTTCAAATCGTTG